TAGAGACCTGCCGATTCCAATCGTAGGGTCAGCAGGTATAGAGACCACACTGACTTCGTAAGGCGACCATCTGGTAGCCACAAAGTCATCACCTCGCTCTTCCATCTTGTCGATGGAGTAACCGAAGCTGATGCCGCGCAAAATGTTATCGCGGACATCATCCAGCACTTCCTGCGCAAACTTGTTGCGCGAGAAGCGCACCTTTACATAGCCGCGCTTTTTCTTGCCATCAACCCAAGCACGTTCGACAACACCAACCACACGATCGGGATCGTGATTGAACAGCAGAGGAGCGCCATCATTCAGGCGACTGAGATCAGCCGCATCCATTTCATGGCTCAGCACTTCGTTGCCGAAATACCGCATCACTGGATATTCGGAGCTGAACGGGAACTCGAAGCTCCGCTCTTCGTCCAATGCGCGGAATGAGGTCACCTCAGAGCGCTGGAACTTGCCGCCCTCTGTCGCTCGGATCGGATCAATCTTCGTCAAGGTGCTGAAGCGATGTCCAACCATCGTCTCAGTAGGCTCGCCGTCGCGATAAATCCGAATCAACGCAGCAGGATCCTCCTCACTGGCATCAATACTGAACTCAGTGTCAGGCACGCCAAGTGTGCCCTCGCGCATCACGTGCTCAATGCGACCACGGGCGCGGCCGCCTGAACTATTCCAAGAAACGAAATCGCCCTCTTTAAGCGTATCAGGCGCTGCGCGCTTTTCGGTCACTGACGTGCCCTCAATTTCATCCACTTTAGAGCGATCACCTGTCGCTTCTTCAAATTGAATAGGCTCGTAATTACGCTCACGCAACCATGCTCGCGCCTCGGTAGCGGTGAACTCGCTGAGCTTGAACCGAATCGCCTGCAGTTCGACGGGATCGCCTTCCTTGATTCCAAAAATGAAATCAACACCCTTGCCGCCTGCGTTATTACGACGGCGGAAGCGATCGTATTGACCAGGATCACGCAGCCTTGCTGCATGCTCATTCGGATACGGTCGACCCTCCTCCGTCTCCGGCCCCTCGCTCATCAGCCGCTCTGGAATAATCCAGAACTTGCACACGCCCTCAGGCGCAATGTCGCCGCTCACGATTTCGCAAGCACGAGGACCGGCATAGAACGCGCAATTAGCGCAAACCATTCCGTCAGCCGCAAATGGGCTTTCGGCCATGTAATGCGATCCATGCGGTCCAGCGTCCTGACCAAACTGGCCAAGTTCTTCCGCAATTTCCTCAAAAGCCTCATACAACTGCACCTGTGGCGCAGTCAAATCAGGCGTCAACTCACGGTCAGAGTCCATACGAGCCACAAGTGCATCACTCCATGTTTTACCTGGATCACCTCCCCAGGCTGCCCATGCCACTCTCCCAGGCGACGGATAACCCTCTTCACCAGGGCTAAATCCTTCAGCCTGCTTGTCCACTTCATGCCGCGCAAACCATGCGCTCATCGTGCGGATTGTCTCATCACTAAGCTCCTCGCCGCTCAAAATCTGTCCAGCACGTCTAGCCGCAACTTCAGTGCCGCCCTTCCGGCCTTCTTCCTTCCACGCGCGATAACGCCGCGCTTCCTCCCTCATTCCATCAGTCGGCATCGCGCTCATCAGACTTCCTCCTGCGGTAACGGCTGATCGGCAGGAAGCATTGGCTGTTCAATGATGTCCCGATCCAACTGAACACCAAGCCGATCGGCTACCGATTGCTCACGCGCAATCTCAGCAAGATTCTCATCGAAATCACCGCCAAGTTTTGCAACAATTTGCGCTTTTGTCATGTATCCGGCTTGCTCCATTTCGCGGTAAGCCTTCACCTCCTTCAACGGATCAACCCAATCCCAGCCGCGCGCCATCCAACGAGGTGTGTCATAACGCTCTGGACGAGCCTCAAAATCATCAAATGGCAGCTCACCAGCAAGCACCGCCAACGAAAGCCACTCGCGGAACACACGCATGTGGAAGTGCTCGATCATGTATGCCTGCACCACCTTCCAGTGCTCGCGATCCTCTAACAACGACAAACGACTACTGGAATAGTTCGTGTCACTGAAATCGCGGCTCAAGGTCTCATAAGAACAACCAAAGCCACTCGCGAATCGACGTACTTTATTTTTCACAAACATCTCAAACTGCTGATCAGGCGAGTCGATGTTTGGCACCGTCACATTCTCGCCAGGCATCAAATACTTGAACATGCCAGGCTCGAATTCACTAATTCGACGTTCATTTTCAACGTCGTCAGCAGTCAGCTCGCCTTCTTGATTCGTAATAAATCCCATCACGCTGGCACCAGCGCGAGCGCGAATAACAGCAGCCTCTTCATATCCCTGAAGCTGATGCGCATCTGCCATCACAGGATGGAACCATGGCACGCCACGATGCTGCTGGGGTCTTTCCGGGATAAACAAATGGATGACATCTTCCGCCGGCAGGAAGACATGCTTTTCGTTTCCCTGAGAGGCATTCTGGAACCAGTAGTCACCTGGATGGCGCGTGAGGAAGGCGTACCGGACAGGGCGACCCCATTCATTAACCTCCACGCCCATCCGCCATTCGTTCCCCTTGGCGAGGGTTGGGCCCTGATACTCCTCATCCAGGTAATCAGCCTCAAGCATCTGGAGCGCCAATGGCACCTTGCTGCCACCGAACGACCGACGCACAATCCTGAATAACGCCTCGCCCGACTCAGGCAGGGCGCCAGTGGCAAGCCATTCCATCATGTGGAAGCTTTGCCGCCCAGCAACATCACAATGCTGCGGACGGCACCACGCCGCCCACTTCTGCTCAATCAAATTATTGGTGCGCTCATCGCGACGACTGCCGCGAAGCAGCGTCACCTGCGATTGCATTTTGATGCCGCTGCCAACCACGTTGATCTGCGTGGTTCGCTTTGCCTGCTTTGCGTACGGATTGTTCCGCACCATCTCGCGGCTGCGATCCCGCAGCTTTCGCAGGCTGGTTCGGATCTCGGCGTCAGCACTTGCCTGCGATGCCATCCAGTCCGCCGTTAAGCGGCTGATAATTGCGCCGGCATAATTACGCCGCCGAATAGGCGGTAGCGCCTTCTGGACAGGCTGAAGGCCGAAACGGCGCAAAATTTCAGTGCGGATGCCCATCAGCCGTTACCAAAACGGATAAACAAATTGTTCGGATCACCAAGGCCCGAAGCGATGATCTTCGCTTTATTCTCGCGAACCACAGTTGCCTTCAACTGCGATTCCAACGCCAACAGATCAGTCAGGTCGTAGCGCTTCAAACTGCGATTGCCAATCCGGTATTCCTGCGTCGCTCCACCCGTCATCAACGAGCGAATTGCCGCCTGAACAGCGTCTAAATCCTTCTGCGCCTGCGTGCGACCATCAAATGCCTCAGGAGATCCCGCATATGCGAGCGATGCCTGAACCTCGATCTGACCCCGGCTGTACTCGGTAACCGCACCACCACTGATCGCGGTCAGCACAGCCTGGAAATACCAACCCGTGCTGGCATCCATTCCCGCGCTGGTGGCGGCAGGAATCGTCACCTTCCAGCCGTCCGAATAAGTAACGCCACTCACCGTGACGCCCTCACCCGCAGTATTTAACCTGAAATAATACGTAAGATTATGTGTGGCGCTGGTTACGGCATTGCCGAAAATATCCGTGGTCGCGGCATCCGTCCACACCACATCCACGCCTGCTGTTATGGACGGGGGGATTGCCATTCGACCTCGCAATCTTTGCTTCTTGGTACTTTAGCGCCGTAACTCACCACTGCTTCACAAAGCTCCGTTTTGGTGTCGCCGCTACACGCACTCTCTTCGGTTTCTGCTCATCGCGACGCTCGAGCTGGTCCCAAATCGTTCTCCTGTCCATCTTCTGGTACAGCCGATGCAACGCCGCATACGCATAGTTCATTTCATCCAATGCCTCGTTGGGTGCCTGACTTTTCTTCACCCAAACGCGCTCGGGATAACCATTCCTAAAACGCAAGATCTGCTTCTCGGCTGTCAATTCCTCGAAATAATCGGTTCCAATCGTAGGGAAGAAGTGCAAATATCCAGCCCCAGGATCGTTGTGCTTAAGCCGGCCAAACAGCAGCGACTTCACAGTGTCGACACCGACCGGGAACAACTGTGCCCCCTTCTTTAATGCCTTGCCCTTGTAGTCCACGTCAACCTTCGTCGCCTTACCAAGCGGTGGCTTGCCTTTCTGCGACATACCCTTGATCGCAATCACACCCATTGCAGCGCGCTCCCTGCTGTACTGATACACCTCCTGCGTGTGGTGGCCGCCAGAGTCAATCGCGCAACACAGCACTTTCATCTCCTCTCCGGCCTCGTTCACGTACGGCTTCTGCAAAATCTCATCCAATTGCTTCCACACCTCTGGCCTAGAAGGGCTGCCATACAGCTTCACCCGATCAATCAGCCAGCCTTCCTCCTCACGGCCCCAACCCCAAACGCTCAGCGATAACCGGTCATCCTGCACGTCACAGCCGATCGTTAGCGCCAGCACCTCAGCAGGCGGCACATATTGCTGATAAGTCTCATCAGCAGCGCGCTCAAGCAACGAATCTGCACCTACCTTCGACGCATACTCGTCCTCCCACGTCTCACCCAGGACCGTATTGACAAAGGTCTTTAACTGCTCCGCGTCGTTCTTCGCATCCAAAAACTCTTCCACCAAATTCGGCCACGTCGCGTTCGGGCTATACGAGTACGCCGCCCAGATGTGAAACCCAACGTGCTTGCCGTTTCCTGGTGCAGTCGCGCGCCATTCCCCACGCTCCACCATCCAACGCTTTTTAGAATGCGGAATAATTACCCCGCAGCTCTCGCAGCAATAGCCTGCTGTGCTCGGATCACCATCCGTCCAACGGATATTCGGCCATTTCAGGTACTGCATATGACCGCAATCAGGACACGGAACGAAATAGCGACGCTGATCCGTCTGCAGGAACATGCGCTCTACACGGCTGAAATCCTTAACTGTCGGCGTGCTGCCGGCAACAATCGAGCGATTCCAGTAGTACTCAGTCCGTCGAATACCAAGCTTGATCTGGTCACCCTCCGCACCTGCTGATGCTGGGTAACCATCAATCTCGTCAAACAGCACCACCCTCCTACTAACACGCCTGAAACCACGCGGACTATTGGCACCCACCAAGCTCAGGGTTCCGCCTGGGAATTGCTTCTGCAAAATCGTGTTCGCGCCATCCTTCGCTTTCGACTCGCTCACCAATCCCTTCAGGCACGGCGTATCGCGAAGCATCGGCGCAATCTCCTCCTTCGAGTAGCCCTGCGCATCCTCGATCGTCGGCTGCACCAGCATGATCGGGCACGGATCCTGGTGAATATGAAAAGCAATCGCGTGGTTCAGGATCTTCGAATAGCCCACACGGGCGCTTTTCATCACAGTTACCTGCTCCACCCTTGGATCGGTAATTGCATCCATAATTCCTTTTTGGTACGGCAAAGTGTGCCATCTGCCGCCTTCGGCGCTGCTTTCTGCGCTTAAAAACGCATAACGATCAGCCCACTCGCTCAAGGTCAGCTTCTCTGGTGGCTTGAACGCCCGATATGCCGCTTTTTCAAGCCTCAGCAGGTTGTCTTCACTCATCAGCAACACTCTCAGATAGGTCTTCTAGCGTTTCGCGAACAATATCCTCCAGCATTGACACTGCATCGGTGTCAAGATCTGGGATCCTTTGCTTTGCTTTGGTTGGTATCCCCAGAATCTTTGTCCTTGCCAACGTCACAATCTCCACCCATTTCAACTCAACTTCCTCTGCCTTCACCAGCAATCCCTCTTTCTGCTTGCGATCAAGCTCCAGCAGCTCAGCCTTTAGGTGCTCAGTTCGCGCTCTTGACTCGTCATAGTCAGGGATTGATTCTTCCGTCTTCGCCATCCTTGGTCTTGCTGCCGGGAACGCTTTCTCCCCAGCAGCCGGCTTTGGCCCCCGACCAATACGCCGCTGTGTGTTTTTTGCCCAGTGCTCACGCATGGTCTCGCTGTTCACCAGCTCACGACCATCCGCTGTTCGCACCACCGGCAGCCGCCCAGTCTTCACTGCTGCATAGACAGCCTCCGGCGTCACACCCAGCGCCCTAGCTGCTTCGGATCTTGTAATCAATGGCATAAAGAGATAGTACACACAATGTGCAGCTAGCGTAAAGCAAAATTCCGTGATATAATGCCCGGCTTTTTCGAAAGCGGACGGGGTAGGGGACGCATTGTTTGACGAATAGAAAATACTTCGGCGAATTGTGCCTAGCCCTATAGAGCGATTCGAAACACCTCGCGGGTCCCGGGGCCGGGAGGGACCCAAGTTTGTGTAAACATATAAACAACGTTTGCGATTGCAAGGCGTTTCAAATACTTCCTACATTCTGAGGATAATTAATGCAAACGAAACGCGACCGGCAAAGCGCACGGCCGCGCATGCAAACGCGCGCCGGTAGGTGTCAGCTACTGGCGCGCACAATAAAGGCGCCGTTGTTAGCGGCGCCGTTGTGGTTTCGTTTGGCGGTAACGCTTACCGTGTGAGAATTAAACGGCCGTCCGCTAGTTCAACCGTCGGCGCGTCCGCGATCGTGAAACGTTCCGCGATCGTTCGATCCGCACCGCGTGCGCGCTTCTCTTTCAGAATGACGGCCGAACCGGCCGGATCGTTCCAACGTGCATCGCCGGTCGCGTCGCCGTCGACCGCCGGCAACGTAACGGCGTCGCCGTAGGTTTCGATCGTGACTGATCGCAGCGGCGCCGCGTCGCGCGCAAGCCGAACCGGGAATGCAACGCGCAAGCCGGCGCGCACGGCCGCGATCGCGTCACGGCAAGCGGTCGACCGATCCGCCGCGAATGACGCGGTGACGTCTTGCCAACCGGCGGCAAGCCAGGCAAGCGGCGACGTCGGCGTGTCGACGCCGGCCTTCAGGTATTCGTAGAAGCGCACGGCGCCGCGCGCGCGCATCGGCGCGAACGTTTCGGCAACGTTCAATGCGTCGCCGGTTTCAATGTCGACGCCGAACCGTCGGCGGATTGCGACCGCGTCGGCCGGCGTTATGGGTGCAACGCGTCCAGCCCAGAACGTTTCGTCAGTTCCACACGTCCGCACGGCGCACGGCATGCCTAGACGTTCCGCGCGCGCCAGTTCGGCCGCGATCGCGTAAACCATGGCGCGCGTATACGTCACCGGATCGGCAACCATGGCAAGCGTTCGCCGTCCGCGACACGCGGCGACGTCCGTCGACAATCCGCCGTGACCGGCGCTTGCTAGGCAGCCGGCAACGCAGCCGGGTGTCGCGTGCATGCATCCGTTATGACGGCGCGCCAGTTCGGCGGTCCCGGTACGTTCGGCAAGCGCCGCCAGTTCCGGCAAGTAACCGCGCGGCGCGATGCTCGCGACCGTTCGCGGATCGATCGCGCGCGCTAGTTGGCGTTGCGGTAACGCGTAGTGCATGGCGTTATACGTTCCGCCGGCGGCCGTGTGCACGGCCTTGGCGGACGTTGTTGTTAGTAGCGACCCGAGAGAAAGGTCGAACGTTTCAAGCATGCCGGCAACGTCGGCCGGTAAGCGGTGCGGTGCGTTTGTGCGCATGGTTTCAAGCGGTAAGGGGAACAATGGGCGCCAGTTCGGCGGATCCGACCGGATACGCGTAAGCGTTTCCGCCGTCTAGGGAGAGCGCGGCGCCGATCAAACGCCAGTCGGCTCCCATGGCACGGTTGAAACGTTCAACAACGGCAAGCGCGGCCGCGTCCGGACCGTCCGCGTAGGGAACGGCGACGCGGAATCGATCGGCGGCTGTTGTACCGCGTTTGATCACGGCGACCCACTGCGAACCGCGCGTGTCAGTCGCGCCGCTGTAGGTAACGGTGCAACCGGGAACGTATCTAAAAGGGGAATGCATGGCAGGTAAGCGGTAGAGGGTAAGCGTGTCAGTCGCGCGCCAGTTCGGCATTGATCGCGGCGCGCATGCCGGCGGCGCGTGCAATGCCGCGCGCGTGCGCGGCGTCACCGTCCGCGCGAATCGCAGCAGACTGCGCACGCGCAAGGTCGGCAAGACTCACACGGCGACCGGCGGCCGCGTCGGCGCGAATCGCGAGCACGGCCGCGACGGCGTCGGCGTCTTCCCCCGGCAGAATGACCGGCGCGACCGAACCGGCGGCGTGCGCGACGGCGTCCGCGATTGAATCGAACGCAGCAGTCGCGCGGCCGTTATGGGACGCAACTAAACCGCCGGCAACGGTCGCAAGCGGCCGAACGTACGAAACGCCGGACTGCTGCAACGTTGCCGCGTGGCAAGCATTGCCGCGTTCGAGCGCAACGACCGGCGCGACGTTCCATCCGTCGCCGGCGTCCGCGACCGCGTCACAAACGCGGCCGATCGATTCGGCAAGACGGCGCGCGGCGTCGGCGTCCGAAACGTTGCCGGCGCGTCGCGCTGATTCCAGCGACGCGCGGTAAGCGGTTTCGGTGCGCACAATGTCCGAAACCCAAGCGAACGGCACAACGTCCGCATGCGCGACGCCGGCGGCGTGCGCGGCGGATACAACAAGCGAAAAGGTCAGCATGGCAAGCGGTAAAAGGTAAGCGTTAACAACGGGAATCTAGCGCGACGCAAACGCGGCGTCAAACGCCGCCAGTTCGGCGACCGCGTCGACGGCGGCGGCGTGCATGCCGTCCGCATCGGCGCCATTAGCGGCGGCAAGCTGAACGGCCGCATGCGCGCGCCGAAACGCGCGGCCGAATTCCATCATGGCTACATATTGCGCGGCGTTATGCGCATCGGCGGCGCTCAAACGCGGATCGACGCGATACGCGGCAAGGCATGCGGCGCGGTATGCGTCGGCGGCCTTACGTGCAATCGCGCGAACCGTAAGGGGATGCGGCGCGGTACGCGCCGCCATGGCGTCGACGGCGTCGGCCGTCTTGGCTTCTAGCGCTAACTGGCGCAAGCGGCCGACGTTAACGGCGCGACCGTCGATCACGTAGATGCATGTTTGGCACCCATACCGGCGCGCGGCGTCGCGCTTGGTTGTGCGCGTAACGGTTCGACCGGCGGCGCGCAGCGTGGCGATTGCATCGGCAACGCGCGTAAGGGTTTCGGCCATGGCAAGCGGTAAGCGGTAACGCACCCATATATAAGGTCGCGCGCGCCGCATGGCAAGCCATGCATAGGGCACGTGTGCCGGATTGCCACGCGGACGCGTTGCCACTAGCACAACGGCCGGCGCGACCGTTACCGCATGCCGGCCGCGTTCGCGTGCGTCGGCGTCGACGCGTCGCCAGTTCGGCGCGTCGCCAGTTCGGCGCG